AGGACTCCTACGTGGCCAAGATGTCGAACGGTCAGACGTTGTCGAGGGACCCACTGATTTTGTGCGTGGACCACAGCCCGGCGAGAACCTTAGTAAAAGACAATTGGGGTCCCGATGCCAAAGAAAAGTTAACGAACGCCACCTATGGGTGCATCAACGTCCTCCTCGACTACCCAGAGGGGGCGCCAGCACTCAGGGATGACCTCGAAGTGGCGGCGACGACCCAGTGGAAGCTCCAACCCAGGGTGCTTTCGGATGGAAAAACGGTGTCCTGTGTCATATGCAATCTCACAGAGGAGCTCCTGACCACGGACCCCGACACCCTCAAGCGGGGGGTCATCGACCAGTTAGGTGTCCCACCACCGGAGAACGTTCGCATTGGATGGGGTGCTACGTGGTCCGATGGTCGTTGGCAGTTTTCCCAGTCATCGGGTGTCCTGACCTACCTCCCGTTCTACGGTCGCTGTTCCAAAGTGGCCCTGTGTGGAATGATGTCCGAACGCACCACACCCTATGCTTCCCTAGAAGCCGCCGTAGAGGTGGCTCGCTCCTTTGCGGGTGCGCGTCGCCCTCTCGACGCCTTGCGTCTATCTCATCTGTTATTTGTTCTCTTGGTATTAGTAGTATGTTTCGTTGCCGCGCGATAGTGCACCAGCCCATGTACGAACACAATGAGAAACGATACTTACGCCTTCGCGTGCCCACGGAAGTGGCGCGTATAATCACCAAAGTTGAGGAGAAGAATGCGTACAAACTTTCGAAAGATGCCTTTGTGTACGAAGACTTTTTCAACGACACCCTCGTCATAAAAGTACCTTTTCGTTATAGAAGGGTCATGTGTCCAGTCACTGGCACCAAACCCGTGCAAGAGTTGGTGACCGGCGACGAGGTTCAGGTGGAAGTGGACTACACGGGGACGTGGACCGCGGGAAATCACACAGGACACTCGTGGAAAATAAAAAATATTCATACATATTAATGGTAAACTGGAACCGGGATTTTCCAAATCTCACCAATGAAAATCGCAAAAAACTAAGGACAAAGTTCAACCGGGCGAGAAGTGACCGGCAGCGCGAAGCCGTCTTGCGGTCAGCGCAAGAACTCGATATCAAACGTACACTGAACAAGGCGGGTGCGAATTCATCGGGTGTCATTAGGTTTCCAAACAGCAACACGTCGTCGACCCTGAGACAACGACGCGCCGCGGTGGCACGTTCCGAGACGCGTAAGAAAGTGGTGAACGCGGCGAAGCGCACGGCGAAGCGCACGGCGAACGCCGTCAGAAGAATGGCACCCTCCCCCGAACGCGTGTTAGACATGGGGTGGCGGATGGGTAAGATGGTGTATGACAACCCTCGAGGCGTCGAGATGTTTATGGAGATTATGGTTCTACTACTCAGACCTGATTTGACCAAAACAATAACCTCCTTGGCGCGCCTAGCACTGCCCCCACTGAACTTGTCAAAGGAGAGCACGTCCGAGCGATTGGAACGCGTGTACGGCTTGTCTTCCGCGTTCATCGGCGACGTCGTCAAGTTTGACGCCCTTTTGCATTCGAACGAAGTGACCTCGACCGTGGAAGCGTTGTTGTTCTACTCGTTCATGGGCACCATCGTGTTGCGTCTGCTCGTCATCGGAAGCGAAAAGTCTCGTAAGATGGTGACCGATGTGCTCGATGGAGTCGTTTCCATCATTCGACTTCCTGGATACACCGGCTTCCTTTCCATCGATACCATGTTGAAGTCCATCGTGGCCATGCACGTGCAACTATTATTCGTGAAAGTCGCTGACGTGTACGCGAGCAAACTACTGCCGGCGTTTGTGCGCACCATCATTAAAAATATAGTGCAGTGGCTGAAGAGTAACATCCTCAATAAATTCTTTGGCCCCGCGGGTAAAAAGATGCTTAAAGTGTTGTTGAGCGCCATCATCGACATGAAATACGCACCAAAGTCCATCGTCAGACAGTCGGTGAAATTGCTCGCCATGACGAATACGGTGCCGACCCAATCTATTGCACCTGGAACCGTGACCCCCAATGCGAGTCGAAACAACAACGAACGCGTGGCCGAAAGTCCCGGTCGCCCCACTCGGCGCACGGCCACGGTGACGGGGGAGGGTGTCAGCCCCATGCGAATCAGAGCCTCTGGAAGCAATGGAAAGCGCTACATTTTCAGCCAGAGTATATGGAATTCCATGAATAGAAACGGTCGAACGATCGCGACGACGTCGAGAGACCCGGTCGTGAGACTCACTTATAAGAATCAGGTGCGATACGCGCGACGTTCAGAGCTTTAATTAAAAATTACCCACTCATACTTTACTATGTAGGATGCTGACCCGTAGTGGCTACATAGTTAAAGACGGACCCCTCGCGGAAATAAAAAAAGAGTTGACGGTAAGACCCGAGGTCAATGGAGACTTCGGATTCCCTCCGCCGCCTTTTAGAGTTTATCGCAAAACTAAGAACGGAGTGTGCGTTCCAAGATTCTACGGAGTTGCTAAACTTGGCGAGCCTGCAGAGGATCGTCGACCAGAACCCGTCCGCACCAAAGTCAAGTTCCACGGTCAACTACGTGACGCCACGCACCAAAACGAAGCACTGGCCGCGGCTGTTCGTGCAGGTCACGGAGTTCTTTCGCTCCCGTGTGGGTATGGAAAGACCACGGTGGCCTTGGCCATCGCGTGTAAACTCGGGTACAGGACGATGATAGTGGTGCACAAACAGTTCTTAGCGGACCAGTGGAGAGAGAGGATTCAACAGTTTTGTCCAGGGGCCACCGTTGGTGTGGTGCAACAGAACAGGAAGGAGACCGACGCGGACTTTGTCATAGCCATGCTTCAGTCTCTGTCCCTGAAGGAGTACGACTACACGGACTTTGACACCATAGGGACCCTCATCGTGGACGAAGCCCATCACATCTGTGCCAAAGTGTTTTCACAGAGCCTGTTCCGCATGTGCCCTCGACACGTGTTCGGCCTCTCGGCGACACCTGAGAGGAAGGACGGTCTCACGAAGGTATTGCACTGGTTCATGGGACCGACGTTTTTCGCCGTGGAGCGGAAGAATCAGGCCCAGGTGGAGGTGTTCCCCATCAAGTACGACCACGACCACTTTAAAAATCCGCCGCCGTGCACGAGATTCGGTAAAGTCTCCCTCGTGAACATGATTACCGAACTCGTGGAATCTCGGCACAGGAACACGATGTTGGTTCAACTCATCAAGAGGGCCTCGGCCGGGACGAGACAACTCTTAGTGCTCTCCGACCGCAGGCAGCACTGCGAGATGCTCCACCAGTGTTTCCCGAAGACGTCGGGTCTCTACATGGGTGGTATGAAAGAGAAGGACCTTCAGGAGTCGTCGACGAAGAAAATCATCTTCGCCACCTTCTCCCAAGCCCATGAGGGTTTGGACATCCCCACCTTGGACACGGTCATCCTCGCCACCCCGAAGTCGGACATTCAGCAGAGCATTGGACGTGTCATGCGAGAGACAAAGGGGAAGAAGAACAATCCGCACATCTACGACATCAGCGACCAGTGGAGCATGTTGACCGCTATGTGGTACAAACGTCTGAAGGTGTACAAGGCTGGGGGTTTTAAAATCCACGGCAGTGGCGGTGAACGCCCGGAGATGGCGTCTGAACTCCCACAGGGAAAATGTTTATTTATAGTATAAAATGTCCGGGCCGCTGGTGACTCTGGTAAGCAAGGGTGCACAGGACATTTACATCACGAATGATGAAAGTGATGCATCGCATTTCAAGATGAAGTACACGAGGCACACGAACTTCGCACAAGCCCCGAAACACATCGCCACCGTGGACGACACGAACACGTGGAATTTTAAAATTCCATCCCACGGTGACCTCATCAACGCTCTTTGGGTCGAAGGCTACGCATCATCGAACGTTTTCGAAGGGTCCACCATCGACTTGTACATCGGGGGCACCAAGGTGGACAGCCACCCGTTTGAATACATCTCGGACATTTGGAACGTGTACCTTGCCGATACTTACACAAAAACTACGGAGATTAATAACAACGTATCCGACTCCGACACGAATTTCATTCCTTTCCACTTTTTTTTCTGCGACCACGGTGCGTTCCTTCCCCTGTGTGCCCTGGCCTATCACGAGGTCGAGGTGAGGATACACTTCGCACCCGGGGCGTTCACGTCGCGAGTGCGCACGACAGAACAGAAAAGAATGAAAGTGTACGCCAACTATGTGTACCTAGACACGAGGGAGAGGGAGGCCATGATTAACCGGCAGATGGACCTCCTCATAACGCAGGTGCAGTGGTTCAACTACTCGATGGAATCCGTCCTCGATAACCTCGCCGACACCGTGGGTGGCTACAACAACATCGACATCACGGCGTTTAGACACCCGGTGAAATCGTTGTTTTGGGGGTTCAGGGCAAACACCGCCAACGAACAGACCGACCGTTTCTCGTTCAGGGATGCCGACATCCAGTTCAACGGCCAGCCTTTGTTGGAACACATGAGCCCGACGTATTTCCACA